ATTCGACCACGACATACGCATTGTTATAGTTCTTTGCATACTTATAGATCACATTCGGAAACAACAGCGGTGACATGAGATTGTCTCTGAATGTGCACACGGTATAGAATGGCTGCACCGAAACATCGAAGATGGTAAAGGTAGAAAAGTCCTGTCCTCTTCCCTTTGCCACGTCTACCGTCATCACGTAACGATGGTCGGAGATAGGTTTCTCATAGACCTTTACATTGTTCTGAGTATAGATTGCGGGCTCAGATTTTAATGCAAGAAGATTCTCGGCATTAATCAGCGTCGAGCCTGTACCATGAAAGGAATTACCATACTCTTGCTCGAATTGCAGCGGCGATGTGTTGGCAATTGTCTGATTCTTCCATTTCTCATCACGACCCGGAACGTCGAACCAGTCCACGCGGAACGGTTTGTACTCACTAACTCCTTGAACCGCACTCTCCCAAAGACGGTGGAATGTATTTCCGACACCGTTTGCCGTAGAGGTAATAATGACCTTGGACGTAGTACCCGATGTAATTACTGGGTATGTTGAGGTATAAAAGGTTGCTGCATTTTCAACAAAGGCAAATTCATCAAGGAACAATAGATTGATGGAGAGACCGCGGATCGAAGATCCAGAGGTTGCTGCGGCAATGATGCGCGAGTTGTTACTAAACTCGATTGAACCCTTATTCAAGGCGCGACAGCCCGGTTGTAGAAAGAATGGAAGGTTTTCAAGCGCAAGAGTAATACGTGCCAACATTTCACGCGCCGTCGAACCTTTATTGGCGAGGACTGCGATCGTCTTGTCGGGTTGGAATACTGCGTACCAAAGAATGTAGATGACCGAGCTAATTGACTTGCCCGACTGGCGACACGCAAGAACAATGGAAAATCTATTATCAGTAAAATGGCTAAACATTTTTTCCTGATACGAATAAGGTTTAAATGGAACCAAGCCTCGATCCAAAGAAATTACCTTCACGTACTTCTTTGCAAAGTAAATCGGGTCCTTCATGCACTTGAGGTACTCGTTTACTTCTTCATTCGTGAATTGCTGTTGAACGCCATCACGCTTGACCATCGGGTTACCGAGGTACCCCATCTCAGCATTTTTAAGGTGCATTTGTGACATTCTTTTCGAGAGTTTGAGAGATTAAATGTTTCTGTAAATCTGTAACGGAACCCAGAAACACATTGTTGTTTGTAACGCTACCAGTGGGACCCGTCGGAACTTCGCCTTTTTCTTTCTTTTTAACTTCCTTCTTCTGCTTCTGAAGTGCCATGAGCTTATCCGTCATGTCGGAAGTGTTCTTGAGCATATTGCTCAGTACCTCAAATGCGCGTGGATGTTCCGACTGTAACGCAAGTTCCATCATACCATCAATCGCCTTATTCGACTTATCCACGAGGTCCTTATATGTCTCACGCGAAAATTTGTAATCGTCCTCAATCTCCCTATCCTGTTTTACTTCTGCAGTAATAGGAGCCACCGGAACAGCCGGTAAATGGTGTTCCAAGTTCTTTAAGAGTTCTTCGCTTTTGCTCATAATAAAATTGAGTGCTTAAGGATTGGGTTCGTTAAACCCAAAATCCGTAATTGTCTGAACTATGGTATAGTCGTCGGGTGTGTCCTCAATGGAACCTAAGATTGTGTTGATATTTACATCGATCTTATCGTTTTGATTTGTAAGCAGGTTCACATCTGATACCTTAATTATTGCCTTATTTGAAACTGGTCCATAGAAACGGATGCGCGTCTCAAAGTCCAAAGTATAGATAATTGCTCTGCGTTGAACAAAATCGCCTTCGTAGGTATCTTCCATGTTTACCGTTGTGAGCACAAACGGAAGGTCGGTCGTAAGATTTACCGAATCCAGCTCCTTGATTGTAACGGTATATTCGGGCTGAAAATATGGCAGAATCTGTTCAAGGATCTGAAGAGCATCGTCCTGATTCTTTGCCATAATTGAGAGCTGGAAGTTCATTCTGTACGGAGCAAAGGTCCGTACGATATGCTTCGTAAGTGTATCGCCCGCATCAATCGAGGTTACAACATTATTGCGGTTGATCTTTGTTGTCGCATCATACACAATGTTTGTAATCTCAAACGACATACGCGGTAGCTTCATTGCGACCTTATTGTCCTGAAGGTCCTTCTGTTCGTCGAGACGCTGAAGGAACTTGGCTTTGGGACCATACGAAAGCGGAACACGCACCGAATGCACTACGTGACCCGATTGGTCTTTGCGTATTACATTGATGTTATTGAAGATTGTTCCGAAGACCGAAACAACTCTACGAATATGGGAATGATAAAAGTGTCCGCTTGTCATAGATTAAAGAGCGGCAATTCTTGTTTTAAAGTCGGCAAAATCTGTACTATCTGCAACCAATGTTTTTAATCCGGATATGCTAATGAATTGTGATTCACCAGTGCTGTCTAAAATGTCGCCGGCAGCAGGTAATGTTAAATCTCCATCAGTGTCAAATCTCCAATTTTTAGTATTTGTGTTGGTACCAATGACAACATCGCCGCCGTTCTTTTCGATCTTAACAAACTGGTCATCGTCACCAAGATAGATATCGGTTGTTACGGAATTGCCCGAGATTAAATGTACGTGACTGTGTTCCGAATTACTGATGTTATTGTTTGTTACGGTAACAAAGGTACCTTCAGGCATTGCATTAAATTCAAAATTATAATATAATGCCGGATCATTTTCAGTTTGATAATCTGTCGAACGAGTACCATTAACAGTAGTTAGAGTAAAAGTGAATTCGGTAATGTCACTATTGGCGGGTATGGTCCAGGTGACCGTTTCGGCAATAGGTCCTGTAGTTCCGTCAAAAACTACATTACCAGTAAGAGCCCGCCCCAATGATTGTTGTGTTACACCGGTACCACCAATTTCATAATTAACAGTTCCAAAATAATTTCCTTGCGAAAGCTGATTGACCGAGATTGTAATTGGGCTACCATACACAATGTAACCACTCGAAGTGACTAACCATGTCGACGATGTAGGACGAATTACTAAACTTTGTCCGGCAGCTGCTCCGGGTGGTGTAATTACAATTGTAGTAGCCGTATCAGTTATATTAGCGCCTTCGGGGAATGTAAGTTCGCCCGTAGCATTGAGCACAACTTCATAACTGCCATTAATTAATCTATCTTCCGTTGCACGTGTTCCTTGTGCACCAGTAATACCCTGGACACCTTGAGCACCTTGAAGTCCTTGTACACCTTGTGTACCTTGAGCTCCGTTAGATCCCACGAATCCTGCGGTACCTTGAATTCCCTGAGCTCCAGTGATACCTTGAGCTCCAGTGATACCCTGACGCCCTTGAATTCCCTGAGTGCCTTGCGCACCTTGTACTCCTTGCACCGCGCCTAGGTTATACAGTTCGGTAAAATTGGCATTGGCCTTTGTGAAGGCTGCACGAATTGTGTCGCCCGTTCTATCGTTGGCGACTGTTCCTGTTAAAATAGTTTGCTTTGCCATGTTATTGGGTATCGGCTGTTAGTGTTGTAGAGTCTGCGTAGATTCCTGTTGAATCTGCACGGTAAGATGAATTTGAGGGAATGAGAGGCGGCTCCGAGAAACCAATCTCACCGAATGGATTGTTTTCAGTAAAGTCGATAATGTCGAGTCCTTGTTTCTCAAAATCATAGTTCTGTGCTCCCTCGGCATTACCGTTAAATGTAAGATTCTCGCTTGCGGTATCAAGATCGTATACCTTTGTAATGTCCCATTCTGCGCCACTGGTAAGACCGACAAGAGGTCCAAGACCAAACCTGCCAAAGTTGCCGTTGCTCATCCGAATCTCTCCGAGACCTATACGGAGTTCACTATTTGGATTCTCTGGAACTATTTGGTTGAAGCGTAGTACCTTACCAAAGATTTCAACCGCATCGGTAGATTGAGTTGCAGGAGAAACAATTTGTTTTACAGTCTCGCCAATGACAAAGTTAGTTTCATTTGAATTCTCAATAGCAAAGAAATACTCGGTCGCAAATTTCTCTTGAATAGAATCAATCTCCTTGATACCCGTAGAGAAGTCCTCGTCGGAGTATTCAAACATCTCGCATTGCAGCTTGTAGACCGGAACCTTTGAGAGTTGATAGAACGGAGATTTGTGTTCAACAAACTTAATGACAAAGAACGAACGAGTGAGCGGGAAGAAGATAAGGTCGCCTTCATTCGGCCGACCCGAAACAATCTCATTATTGTAGAGACCAATAAGTTTTTCCCATTGACGCTTTGAAACTACAAAGGTCGCTTGGTCACGAATCTCAAGACCAAACTTTGTGAACAGTGTACCATCTCCGTCAAATCCATCCACATTCTCAAGGTACATTTCAATAACATATGCCTCTGTGAATTTTGATTCGATGTCCTCATTTAAAATCATATCACGCGAGACCATACTACGAGGAATGTAGTACATCTCGTGACCGTATATCTTGAGTGCTTCTGTAACTAAATCTTCATAAAGATTCTGTTCAGACTTCGCACCCTGCGAAAAATAAACATTACGCGGCATAAATTAACCAACAAGAAAATCCACTGGCTTTGCGTATCTGAGTTCCATGTCAATCTCAAGTTTTTCAATTTCTGCATTGGCATCTTCAAGAATCTTCATGCCATTCATCGTGACGCCGCCTGGAAGTTGCATACCTTCAAACTTGCTCATATTCTGACCCCATTGACGCTTGATCAATGCCGTGGCATATTTCTTGAGGAACATATCGTTGTACACCTTGGTGTGCGCACCAGAACCATCTCTCTCAAGAGTTTCATATGCCTCAATAATGATCCAATCTCCCACGGCAATAGTGTAAGAGAAGTCCATATCAATGAACAAACGATTCATATGGCGGTTAAACCGGATCGGAGGAACACCATTCAGAATCATATCCAGCATCTCAAGGAACTGACGGGTCTCAACGTAATTCACCAATGCTCCTGCATACTGAAGATCATAAATGTCATTCAAATGCATTTGGTAACGCGCCGACCACATACCCGATGAATTGGATGAGTTGTTGTTGAGTGGTAGCACTCTTGTAATAAACAAGCAGCTATCCGGAAGGTCAACATATTTCTGTGCCGCAATTTCGGTGGTCACCTGAACCTTACGATACGTTTTGAGCGTAGCGTCCATATGATATTCGTTCCAGAATTGGAACGCCTCGTCGATACGGTCATTTACCTGATCGTCATCAACATTAATCTCCAGAACAGGAGCGCCGAGCGAACGGAGGCAATAGTCAAT